ATACCCACGTATGGCTTAGGATATAAAAATACTGTTGCTCAGGAAGCTGCAGCAAAGGCACTTCGAGAATATGGGGCATACGTATTTTACCAACTTGATTAATGAAAAAAAGATTATTAAAGGAATTAGAAAAACAAAGGTTTTGGAAAATAGCCAAGAAAGTAGGCTTTCTAAAACTAGACTATGAAGATCAGCATTTATTAATTTTCAAAATTTATCAGATTGCGGAAGAAATGAGTAGCAGGAAAATAGATACTACCCCAATGATCGGTGAGCTAGTATCTAAATACCTTATTGAGGACTAATTATGGAATTTGGAGATCAAAAGTTAATAGAAGAACAAAAAAGATTAGCCAAAATAGAAAAAGCAGAAAAAGAACATAAGCCCGTATTATATAAAGTTGTGGGTGAGGGTAAAGTTTGGGTTAAGGCAGAACTAATTATTAAAGCCAGATCGGAAGAGGAAGCTGAAGATTTGTTTTTCAAAGAAATTGAAAACTACGATTTATATCAATTTGATTATTGTTCTGGAAATGAGGATATCGAAATTGAATCGATTGAAGCTTTACAAGCCATAGAAGAGCCGGATGATAAAACGCTAGATCTTTTTAATACAAAATCCCCATGATATTTTTTACGGCTGATACTCACTTTAATCATACAAATATTTTAAAGTTATGCATGCGTCCTTATTATTGTATCAAGGAAATGAACGAGGATATAATTGAAAGGTGGAATACCACAGTAACAACAAATGATACTGTTTTTCATTTGGGTGACTTTAGCTTTTCAGATCCAATACCATTTTTAGCCCGATTAAATGGGCAAATTATTATTATAAAAGGTAACCACGACAACAGATCTGTACGTAAAAAGTTTAATCTATACGCCCACCAAATGCGCATGAGGATTGGCAACTTTTTTTGTTTATTAAATCACCGACCCCTATATTCAGGCACTAATAAAGATCACCACAAGCCAAAAGAAGAAATAGCTTACCCTGCAAGATATGATTTTATAATCTCTGGGCATGTTCACGAAAAATGGCTTTGGACAGGCCGATCTTTAAATGTCGGGGTTGATCAGCACGATTTTACTCCGATCAGTTGCGCTCTTGTCCTAAACTTACTTTATGCGCGTAAAGAGCATCTTATGACTAAACATGCTACATCGTGGGATAAAATTAAACAAAAAAACTTAGACTAATAGTTGGTTCATTCAACAAACTTACCTACCTAAACTAAGCAAACTTTACCTACTAAAATTTTCAAAAATTGCAAAATTTATATAGGATTTTCGTGTAGGTTTTATACCCACTTCTTTATAATTCAAATACTTATACGTAACGCAATTGTGGCACGCTATTTGCTAATTATATAAATTGTAATGGCTAACGGACTCAAAAAAATAGGGCTAGTGGTTATGATAGCACTGGCCCTCTACAAAAATGAGCCGGGGGGATACCGAAAAAATACCTTGACAAACGTAACACGTTTGTGTTACGTTAGACGGTAGAAAGGGAATTTCCATGAAAATCCACCACAACGAACAGCAAAAGCTTTTTTACGCGGAAGCGACGAAGGAAGAGCGCTTCCCGCTCAAAGAAGCGGGGTTCTGGTTCCACGGGCCAGAATACCGTTGCAGCTTCTCTGGGTGCAAATGCTGCGCCCTGGGGCTGGAGTGGACGTGGTGGACCACAAAGCCCGAGGTCGCGTCCAGGCTCCTGGAAGTCTGTGACGATGACGCAAAACGTGCCCTTACGGGGCACGTCCAGAGCATGGAGGCTTCCCGAGCCTCTGACGCTAAGATAGATATCCCCTGCCCCGAGGGACTCGCTTACAGACCTTTTCAACGGGCCGGTGTGGCTTACGCAGCCGAGCGTAACGCTACAATGATCGCCGACGAAATGGGACTTGGGAAAACCATACAAGCCCTGGGGCTCGCCAACCTAAAAAAAGCAAAAACCATCCTGGTAATTTGCCCCGCGTCCCTCCGACTAAACTGGGCACGAGAGGCCCAGAAATGGCTTGTAGAGCCACACACGATACAGGTCGTGGCCAAACCTTCGGACGATGTAACCAGCGCGGGCGTAGTGGTAATTAATTACGATCGCTGTAAGGGTCCGCACCTTGAAGCGCTGAAAGCCAGAGAGTGGGATCTCATAGTAGTGGATGAGGTACACTACTGCAAAAACCCAAAAGCCCAGCGGACGAAGAATATCCTGGGCTACTGGGATCGGAAAAACCGCACAGCAGTTCCTGGCTTAGTTGACCGAGCGAAAATTAAACTTTTTCTCACGGGCACTCCGATCACGAACCGCCCCATTGAGCTGCACCCCCTGGCAGCAAAACTCGATCCCTGCGAGTTTGGGAATTTCATGCGATTTGCCAAACGATACTGCGACGCCCACGAGACTCGGTATGGTTGGGACTTTTCGGGCGCAAGCCACCTCGACGAACTCCAAGCCAAACTTCGCGGAAGTTTTATGGTCCGGCGTCTGAAAAAGGACGTGCTCAAAGAGCTTCCGGGAAAGGTCCGGCAGGTAGTAGTCTTAAATCAGAACGGGTGCGCAAACGCGGTAAAAGCAGAACAAAAGGCGTGGGCGCAAGCCGGGGGAGCGGACTTTGACGCGCTAAAAGCTAGCGTAGAATTGGCAGCCGCAAGTGGGGATCAAGACGCTTACAGGGCCGCAGTACACGCTCTAAACGCAGCCATCCGGGTCGCTTTTGAGGATATGTCGGAAGTTCGCCATGCGACAGCCGAAAAGAAAATCCCCGCTGTGCTTGAACATTGCGATGACGTGCTCGAAAATGCGGGAAAGCTAGTGATCTTCGCGCATCACAAAAAAGTGATCGCAGCGATCAAAGAGCACTACGGAGACACAGCCGTAGTCGTAGACGGCTCTACACCTAACGATTCCCGCCAGGTCGCTGTTGATCGATTCCAGAACGATCCTAGCATTAAAGTTTTTATCGGGTCGATCAAGGCCGCCGGTGTTGGCCTAACACTGACCGCAGCCTCCCACGTTGTTTTTGCCGAGCTGGATTGGACACCGGCTAACATGACTCAGGCCGAGGATCGCTGCCACCGAATTGGGCAGACCGATTCGGTAACCGTGCAGCACTTAGTAGTTGATGGAAGCCTTGACGCACGGATGGCTGAAATCCTCGTGTGGAAACAGGAAATTATTGAAGCTGCGCTGGATAATCCTGAGAAGGCTATCGAGGTTCCTGAGGCTAACGAACTCCCCAAACTCAAATATCCCAAAGCGACTGATGAGCAGCGCAAGGCTTGCACGGAGGCTCTTCGGATGCTCGCAGGACTGTGTGATGGGCCACTTAAAATAGATGGGCGCGGATTCAACAAATGCGATAGTGCCATCGGAAAAAGTTTGGCGTCGCGCTCACTGGATCGTGAACTAACCGACGGGGAAGTTTTCCTGGCAAAACGCATCCTGCCAAAATACCACAAGCAGATCGGCAACGATCTAGTGGAGAAAGTAAAAGCGGCATGAGTCACTACATATGGTCATGCGGGCATAAGACTGCTAAGTCTTACAAAACCATGATTACTCAAATCGAAGCAAACAAAGATCACGAAAACAAATGTAATAGAAGAGAAGGGATTTCTTGGTCCAAAACTTTCAACCGGCAAGGTTGCCCTTACTGTGGGAGGATCTCATGAAAGCTCAAGTTACGTTTCACTTCAACGTGGACGACATTATATCGATATGTATTCATTGCTATCGGTACACCGGAGTTAGCTTAATAAAAAGTAAAAAGCACATACTCAAAACAGTCCGTAACCATTTTGAAAACTACGGCTACTGTTTGCTACAGACGGAAGTACCGTCTTGGGATAAACGCCTAGATCTAACTATGGAAGAAAAATTGTTCGCAGCATGGTGCAAAGAACAAAAGTGGGGAAACTAGGCCATGTCTAGATTCCATTGTTATCACGATTGGGCCATCTATCCCCCTAACCAGACCACGAGATACAAATGCCTAAAGTGCAGTGCCATCGGGTTTTACGATGTGCATAGCCATTCTGTTTTACCGTATCGTTGCACAAAAATCGGTTGTCGAGAAGAAGCCATCGATACGGTTAACGGTGTTAGGCTCTGTATCAGGCACCGCAATGAAGCAAAGTTAGGAAAATAATATGCCTATTCATTACACCCATAATTGCTCAACTTGCGTGTTTATCGGAAACATAACTTTTAATAATAAAGTTTACGACGTATATCGTTGCCCGGATTCACAATACACTTCAACCTGGATTGCCCGAGATTCAGATGCTATTGGGGGTTACTGGTCCATGCCTTACAATGTTTTGAGTAATCTTACAGAGGAGCAAAAACACTTAGCGAGTCCGCTTTGTTTACTTATGCAAAAAATGGCCATTGAATACGAGAAAAATAATGCAAGATAAAAACCAAATACAAGTACGTGCTTGCCAATGTATCCGTTGTGGGCATCTTTGGGTTGCGAGAGTTATACTATCAAGCAATACAACCAACCTCTCAGGGGAAGCTACAAAGTGGTGCCCTTCTTGCGGATCAAAAGCGGGATACTGTGGCCCAATACAGGTATTAAAATTTGAGGAAAACCATGAAAACAATCTGCGCACAATGCGGAAAAATACTTACTGATGAGTTTGGGAATCGTTTACATTCTGCTAATTTTGATTCAGAAATACCACACCCAACTAAGTACTTTACGTATGCATGGTGTAATATATGTGCAGCAAAACGCAAAAATGGTGAAAAGAAACGGTATGTACGTATATATTTTAGAGATCACAACAGAAAAGCTAAATGGTATTGGGCTATAAAGATTAAGAATAAAAAATATATAAGATGCAAAAAAGATGGTGGTGATTTTTCTTACATGAGAAAATGTGGTACTGAAATAGAGAAATTGTATATTATGTTTGGAGAGCCAGAAAAAGAGATTCCAGCTTGGTTAAGTAGTCACTATGGGTGGTTGGTAACTATATAACCATTGAGGAAATACTATGCCTATTCATTACACCCATAATTGCTCAACTTGCGGATCAAAAGCGGGATACTGTGGCCCAATACAGGTATTAAAATTTGAGGAAAACCATGAAAGCTAAAGAATACAGATGCCCCCAGTGCAATACAGTTTTGCAGGTCATGCTTTTTCTTGGGGTCGAACCTGATGGTTTTGTCTGCCCCGAATGTAAGATCTATTACGGGGTAGATAAAGAAGGCAACCCAACAAAACCTTTGGCACAGGTGATATGATGAAAAAATTTATAATTATCAAAGAAGAGATTAGATCCAAAAGACTACCCCAAGGCTATGAGATCCAAGAATCAGATGTTGGAAAAAGTTTGGATCTTTATTGGGGCAAAGTTTTACCAATCGACATTGGAAAAAAAGTTTGGGTTAGGTCCTACGGATTGGTTATGGAAAACGATGAACAGCGAAAGGAACGCAAAAATGAAGCCGGAAATTAAAATCGAAGGAATAAATTTATTATCCTATCTAAAAACAGCATTAAAACACATTACAGAAGTTACAAAAAAGGTAGAGGCACAAACCAAAGAAAAGGTATGGGATCATTTTGTATCCGAGGGAAAAAAATTAACCAGGCAACCCCAAAACTTTTGTGGGATTGATAAAACATCAAAAGCTGATTGCCAATTAAGGAAAAAGGCATATACCACAAAACTCACACCGGAAGAGCTAAAGTTACTTAATAAGTATCGTATCAGTACCGACAAGATAGTGTGTCAGGAAGAATCCTTTACGGTAAATCCTGAATACCAAACAGACAAAGAAATTCTGGACAAAGTAAAAAAGAAGATATCAGAGATTAAAGATCTGCCAGATGACTTCTTCATTTATCACACCGAAGAATTATACAGCGCAACATCCCCAAAGTCTATCCAACAAATATTTAATAAAATTGACAATCCAGAAGAGCTAAAAACACTTCTAAAAATCGTTTCCACAATTGCTATAAAAGTAGAAGAAGTTGACGTAGACGATAACTTCATACAGGTAATAGCCAAAGAGATCAAAAAAGGAAAGTGAGGTTGCCATGGAAATTGGAAAAGAAGAACTGATGGAAATGGCTGTGGCTTTAGAAGAGTATGCTCAAAGAGGTTTGAGCGATTACGCGGAAGCTCTAAACATCACCTCGCGGGCCAAAATAGCCCTCAGAAAAAAAGATTACGATAAAGAATACGCAAAAAAACTTATTGAACAAGCACACAGCCTAATCCATCGAGGTAAGAAGTGATTTACGTGTTTGAGATCGACACTAAGGACGGTACAGTTATTCGAAATAGATGACAAGATGGAAGCATGGGATTTTATCAGGGAAGCTCTGGAACAAAATGTATCTATTCGCTGGTACAAGAAAAGAGAAAAGAAAGGGCAGAAAGGGCAGAAATGAAAGATTTAGATTACGTTCGACAAATTCTACAGTTTGTGTTTTTTGAAGTAACAGCGGATCACATCAAAGCCCAAAATACCCCAAAGGGATTGGCTGAGAGCGTCTCCTATCTAACCAACTCTTTAATTGTATTTGTAGCGGATACAATTAAAGATATGTGCGCGGCCTTGGAAATGAAAGGAGTACGCGCTGAAAAGCTATACCCAATCCTGATGGATCAGGCTACAAGAAAAATACTCGAAATAGACTTTAAAGGATCTAATGCACACAAATTTATGCGGGCAGTATACGCAGCTATGCAACAAGACGAAAACCGATACCTAAATTAAAAAGGAGATTACGATGGCACGCTATCACGTAGACGGAAAAATCCTAGATTCCGAACTGGCAATTAACACATGGGAAGAATCAAAAACATGGGATGGGAACAATCATATCTCAGTGCATACAGGGACGCAGTGGGATCACCAAACATTAAGAAAATCCAAAAAAGGTAATTACTGGATTGAGCACTCAAGCTAATGGGCTAATGCCCTCCCCCATGCTGAGATCATCTCAAAGAAGGTTGCAGCAAAATGGCTACTATTAAATGAAGATGAGTTACCGCCAGACCTAAAACAAATTGCCGAGGATGTTATCGAATAGATTTTACTAAGAAAATTCATACCTTATAATTCCCTTGACAACTACCCACCAAAAAATATAAGATTTAGTTATGAAACAGGGAATGCGTCAAATATACAATGGGTTTACCCGAGGTACTGGTGGATTAAAGTGCTATTGTTGCGGTGCCCACTATAGAGCTATGAAAGCTATAAGAGCAAAAAACAAAATAAAAAATAAGCAAATTACCCGCGAAGCAAACTCTAATGGATTACACACCCGATAACCACTCTCTGTATTGGATTTATGGCCACGATCCCCAAGGATACAATTTTGATACTACTCCAACTATTGTAGAAGCCAAAAAAATATATCAAGATTTTATTCAAGATGGATGGGATGAAGTATACATATGGTATGGTGACGAGAATAGGGCTTTTACTGAGCTAGATCCCTACCTAAGTTTCATAAGATAGCTGGTATTATACACTTTATGAAATCTATTACAAGCTTTCGTGGCGAATACGCTTTTCTTAGTAATTTCTATTCAGCATCAGTCCCCTTCCGGGGTATTATCTTCCCTACCGCCGAGCATGCTTACCAAGCACAAAAGTCAAAAAGCCCAGAAGACCAAAAAAGGATAGCACAAGTCAAAACTCCCGGAGAAGCTAAAAGATTAGGTAGATTTCTTAATCTTTATTCCGGATGGGATCAGATACGTATCCCCATCATGTTTGCAATTATTTACCGCAAATTTACTCACAACAAATATTTAGGTAAAAAGTTAGTAGCGACTAACCCAAAGATACTAATTGAAGAGAATACATGGGGCGATAAATACTGGGGAAAAGTACACGGAGATGGGCTTAATCTATTAGGCTCGCAGCTAATGCAGGTACGTTGGCTTCTCATAGAAAAAGGTTGACACACTCAAGTACTATTATTAATATAGGTACTAGAGATTCGATTCAGCTTGGTATCCTGGTTCGATGTCTAAGTTGGCAGACTCTCTTTCTCCTAAGCATTTTAGCTTAGGAGTTTTTATTTGACAGGATTAGCCTAATACAGTATATTACCTTTTGGGTGTTAGAAGTGGCCTTGGATTGGTGATCGCTCCCGGAATTATCCGGGAGCACTTTTTTATTGACACGTATTACTATTTTGATAAGTTAGCTAACGAACGTGATCTCCGGAATAACCCCCTTCAATTACCGCTACGATTGAAGGGGGGTTTTCCTTGACACTGTGAATTAATTAAGATATAAGAAAAATACTGCGTATCCGTCTGGCCCCTCAGACTTTGGCAAGGGTTTGGGGGGTACTTTTTTAATCACTTCTAGCAGAAGAAAAGAAACTCGATCAAAACTAATATAATTATTCCCCCTAAGTAATCACAACCTCATAAATATAACCCAAGGTCATTGCGTTTGGGCGTTTGCTTGACAAATTCAGGGGAAGAATAGCACCTAAGTTTCCTCTATGCTTTGGTATAAACCCATGCGTAGGTCTTCCTGCTTTAGTTTTTGACAAGTATGCACCTTCTTTGCCTAACATTGGACCAAACCCAACAAAATAATAAGTCTGCTGTACCACGTCACCGGCCCCAGTTGCTGCATATTTTTCCCCAGTGAAAGTTAACCTATCTCCTGGCTGTGCTGTTTGAACCATGGCCCAAACATCATCAATAATATATTTTCCTGCTATTGGCTCATCGTCAACTTCGTATTCGTCCCCAACAATGCGAATTCTCGTTTGTGCTCCTTTAATTAAAAGGTGGCTTTTAATCACTTCTAGCAGAAGAAAAGAATCTAGACCAGAATCCTGCGGGTAGCGCGGAGTATATTCTCCCAGCCCCCATATAGCCCCCAGGGCCAACCTGATGCAAAACAGTACCCTTGGTCCTATATTGTTGTTTGAAGCTCACAGAAGCCTTTGTAAAGCGGTTCAGGATGGCACTAATCATCCCAGACAACTTTCCGTAGTGATCAATGACTAAACTATTCCCACCCAAAGCATAATTGAAATCAGTATCGATAGAAAAGATTCCCTGAGATTCCAAAGCTGCTACCGTAGCAGCATCGATTAAGATTGTGCCGTATTGAGCAAATGGGTAGTTGTCTACGGTCAAACTCGTATAAGGTGGAATTGCATTTATGAATTGAACACCGCGATCTAGGTAAAAGATTAAATGTTTATCATCATATCCATAGAAAAGCTGAATGTCGGGGTCGGTAGAAGCCCGATCCATGTTTTCGATATAATCACTAATAGATTTTCTTGCCTTGTCTACTTGGACCCTGAGTTGAGCCGCGTATGCATAATACTTGGTAGAAACGGATTTTACAAAAACGTTATTACTGACAGTGACATTTTCTAATACACATCTCGTAGCCAGTAAATACTCTTCGTCATAGGTAGAAGCATCAAAGGAATATTGATATATCCCTGTACCCGCGTGAGTAATACTAGCCCCACCAGATGCCGTAAATGATCCTGAATCTTCCGATGAATCATCTGATATGTTAATCAAATTAAAAGAACTAGTGCCCGCTACATCTGTTAGGGAGTTTGTCAACGTATCCCGAACATAGAAAGTAATGGGCTCGGTTTGGTTAGCCAACACTACATGAAAATCGGTAAATGATTGGCTCATGCTGTCCTCTGGGCAAAGAGTAATTTCTTTAGCTTTCTTATAGCATCGTCAAAGATAGCACAATCGGAATTTACATACTGATATTGTAAGCTCTGAATTCTAGGCTCATCCTTAAAAGAAAACTTATAGCTAGTCCCTAGCCTTCTAGCGTCAATAAGTTTGATTCGATGCATAAGCAGGTAAGCTGCTAAGGGTAGGTCGTTTGTAACAAAGACCTTTACAGAGACAACCTTTTCTTTATCTTGCTCATTCACTATTGTTTAGCATATCCATGATACTTTGAAATTGATCTTCCGTGGCCGCGTCAGCAATAGACTCAAAGATAATATCCGGATGTAGATCAAATAACCTGTCTAGCATAGTATATTGTTGGTTAGCATCAAATTGATCTAAGAACAGATCAATAACTGCCCTACGTTCTTGCTTGGTTAAATCGTATAGATATTTTGGCACTAATAACTCCAATCAAAGTCAGGCATCCTATCCCCATATATCTCGTAATAATCTGTCAGATAAACTAAATGTGATTTTATCATACCCGGATCAGAAAAATCGTCATCCACACCAGGGGAATATAAACCATACCCTTCCAATAACTCTCTAAATAGAGTATCTGGATTAGTTAAATCCAAAGTAAACTCGCCTGTATTTTCGTTGTAAGTAGCTTCTACACTACCCCCTCCATGAGTATGAATCTTATCAAATATAGATTCTACCCAACTAGTAAAAGCCCTAAATGCATCCCCTTTAACTTCCTCTTCGATCTTAAATCTCTCTTCATCTAAGCGATCTAGATATTCCTCCTCCGATTCGTCTTCTTCCTGCTCAATATCAGATGGGTATATAGGAATGTCCATTTCATCAATCGATTCTAAAGTATCCCCAACATGCTTTGGCAATATGTCTAGGGCTTTGTCTAACGATATAGTAATACTTACACTATCTTTTTGGGCAAATCTTGAGCGCATCATCATACCCTCAAAAGCTAATATTCCAAACATCCATGACATAGCTAACATTACCAAAATCGTCCTGGACAATTAGGAATGGTTCATTGTCAACTTCTAACACTTGGAAGTCTTCCCCAGGAAATGCTGCGTGCTTTACCCAGTCTCCTGGTTGTATATCAATTGGGAACTTTCTGCCTGTAATCTTTTTCTCAAGCATGTATGCTTGATGGTTCATCCTAGAAGCAATAGTCCTAAGCTCTTTACCTTGTGAAGTCTTGGATAGGATGTATTCGCTATATAGCTTAGATCCAAAGTCAGGCATACGGGCATTGAGATAAATCATAGCCTGATCTTCTTCGTCAAATACCGCAGCATGCTCCATCAAGCTTACGAAATTTTGAGGAGTAATACCCAAAGACATATACCAATGTTTCGGGTAAGGATCTTTAATATGGTTTTCCACAACCTGAGCAATGAAATCCTTGAAGCTCTTTTTCGCTGCAGTCTTCAACAAACGGTTGGCACCACGAAACAGACCGAATAGAAATAGATGCAAACTCTCGGTCCAGTCTTCCGGGTTTTGGATCTCTGCATTCTTGGCAAACTCTAAAACCTTATCGTAATCCCCTTCCATTTCCTGCCAAAATACAGCCCATTCGGGTCGGTGCTCTTCCGCAAACTGGTACACACCTTGAGGCTTTGGATCTAGCCAGGGTCTTTGTGCAAAGGGCATATTAGTACTCCTTAGTACATCATACGAGTTCCGGGCTCATATACTTCTCTAAAATACTCTAAGGCCAGAGTCTTAGCATCTGACTTACTTCTAGCTTCTTCACGCGCAAGCTCTAACGCTTCCTGCCAAGTATTATAGTCTACTCTAATACCGCGTTCAGCTTTGAATTCCTCAATCGCTTGATCTACACCTTTATCGATCATGGGACCTTTGGCCGTGTAGTGCATGGCAAGACCTTTCCTATAGTAAACTCCTAGTGCTTAGGACAGCACTATCCAAAGTTTCTGTCGATACAATATCGTAAACTGCCGCAGCAATTGTTTCAGGATCATTAGCGGATAACAAGGACAATAAATAAATTAACTTATCACGCCCTAGAATCCCAGACAATGCAGCCATAAGATCATCAGGCCGAAGATTTTCAAAAGCAGCCTCTAGTATGTTTTCCAAGATAAAACTACTCGGGGAATGCTTCATAAGAGATTTGAAAAACTCTTTAGGATACATGAAAATCAAATTCTCTAAACCCATACCCTCGGACATTCCTGGATCCGTATACCCTTTACCTTGGGAAAACTTTATGCGCATACTTTACTCCAGCATTAAAAATTTTCTTTGATAGACTTGTAGATTCGTCTTTTCTCTTTATCCGTTAGGTGACGCATAACCTCTTCAAAAAAGATGTCACCATAACTTTCTACCGCGTCCTCGATAGCATCAATTATACTATCTTCTTCTAGATAAGGTATAGCATACTGAATAAGATCATCAGCTTGATGAAACACATCATCCATATTAAAATCTACCCAATCAATCTGTTCTAATAAATCGTCCATATGTTCAGGATGGGCGCTTATGAAGTCTCTAGTCGCTGCGTATTTTACTTCCGTATCGTCCTTATCTACATATAAAGCATCAATATCGGAAGCTATTTCTACCAACCGATCTTTTTTCATGCTCCGCAGCACATAGGCAAGACCATCTAATAATGACTCTAAATCATCCTTACGCCATTGACCCCAATTTTCCTCTTCCATAAAAGGGAGATTATACGTTTTGTCTTGCGCATACTTAATTCTCATTTTTTTTTACTCCTCCTGGTTAGTGTATACAAACACACAATTGTTGTAGCCCTTGAAAAGAGCCATCACTTCAAAAGATCGATTACCTGAACTATTATTGGTAATAGTAATTTGTACAGGTAAACCTATATACACACTTCGATTTGGATCAAAATACTTTGGTATCGTATCTACCCCAACATTAGCAGGGAACCAAACATTAGGATAGTTCATATGCGCTACGACCCTATCAGCACCGTCAGGGTAATTATGGCTCTCAGATAATTCCCCATTGAAATAAACATCCACTTGGTAAGTAACAATAGCTTCCAAAGGTCGAACAATTAAAGTCAAATCTGTAAATGGTGTATTGCTTCTTACGGGTATTACTGAAGCCGTACCAGATGCACTCGTAGTAACAGTACTTACAACCTGATTGACAATAGGATAGTTCATCAAAACCTCACAAAATACAAGGAAGGGGGATAATGCCGAGGTGGGGGGATTGTCCTAACATTATCCCCTTTCCTTTGCTAACTATTTAATCGCTTTTTCAATAGGATCGTTTAATTTATTCAATCGATCCCGTGCCCACTTCTTTACTTTATCGTATACACCATGCTTCTCAATATAGGCATAGTCAGCTTCTTTCAAAATCTTTTGAATCTCTCTAAAACTTTCCATGACATTCAGCTCTGGAACTTTACGGCTTGCTATCTGCGAACAGATATTTTCAACCTTCGGATGAATCAAACTCTCAGGCTGCTCTACGGCAGGGGGGATAAGAACGTCAGGAAGATTACGACGTACTCTATTAATCTTGTCTTTAGAAATTGCCCTACGTTCACGGTTGATCCGATAATACTCTTCAGCTTTATCCGGATCTAATAATTCTAAAGCACCCGCATTCACTGCAGCATACAGGTCACGGCACGTTCTCAAAGATTCAGGATCCATCTGATCCGTAATACACACAGGATCATCTCCCGGTGGAATAATAACCCTACCACGAGTTTCACCCGCACCGACCTGTAACGGGATGAAACCGGGTTCTTTAGTAATCCCAGGATCTCCGGTAGCATTTCTTACCCAAATGGGTAATCGCTTATTAATAAGGTATTGCAAAGTTAACTTCATAGGTTTTTCACTTTTCTTCTTGGCTTGCATTTTTTTCTCCTTTTCGTTGGCAAAGCAAAAATAATAATACAATACTAACAAGTATACATAGTATAAAGTTAACTATTGTATGCTATCTTTGATAAAGTTAATAAGATGATCAATAGTAACTAAAGATTTTTGTACCTTAACTTTTTTCCCATCTAACAACACAGATCCAAGACTAAGATCTTCCCCATTGGGTGCTTCTATCTGACCACCAATTATAGATCCTCTTTCTGTCTCAGTCTCAGTCTTGTTTAATATAAAGCCCATCTCTTTTAGTTCAGGTACTCTGTCACTTAGTCTATCTATAGCTATGGGGTTAAAGTATACATCCTCTACCTTGAATTGATCCGATAATATATTAATTATCTTTTCTATCTTTAGCCCTAGTTCGTGAGGAACCATAAAACCCTCCAATAAAAAGGGCGCAATCAAGGATCCCTCGAATGCGCCCTAATGCATACATATCTAAAGTTTGTTACCGGAATCGCCTACGAGGAAGCGGACGCCTAGAGATACTGGCCCTTCTTCTTGCCCTACGCAAAGAAGCTAATCGGGGGCTTACTCTTCGAGCTTGCCTCATGCGACGTTGCGCTGCTCTACGCGCCAAAGCTCGAAGCCTTGCTCTACGTACTGCTTCTGCGGCACGAAGGGGTCTACGTCGAGCTACGGGCCTTCTGCTAATAGGTCTCCGAGCAACAGCCCGCCTACGTGCCACCGGGCGTCTACGCGCTAACGGTCGCCGCCTAGCTACCGGGCGACGTGATCTACGATCTTCGAGTTGATTATAAATGCGCTCTAGGCCACGCTCAACCATAGCTACTGTGCGCGAGTCCCTAGCACGCATAAGCATATCGTTATATCTATCAACTTTAGCCGCCAAGTCATTTCGACCTTCACGCTCAAGATACTCAGCCGCTTTGTCCAATTCGTTTCTAAGTGCGATTTTATTGATCTGCATAGCCCTACTCTCCTTAGTATAGATTAGAAAAGTGGTTACCCTGACCAAGGGCTAGTTGATCAAGGTAACCGATACGAAGCACTCGCCACAAGTAACTACAGCCGCGAACCGTAGGCAACACCAGCAGCATTGCCAAGGTACATAGAGATCAGCTCATAGAAGAACCAACCCTCGCGGGGTCTACCTTCCATGAATTCATCCGTGGGTTTCGAGAACAACTCAACCCGGATAGGCATGCCACCCAGGTACTCAGGAGCCGCAACACCGTAAACCTCTCCCGGACTCAAGATCTCATAGGTGTTTGTGCCAGCGGTCGTAATAACCATAGCATTGAGAATCACACCGATATAACCAGCAAGAATTAATTCACGTTGCGCAATCGGGTCTACCTGCTGGCTTACGGTGGTTACGAGATCAGAGATCTCTTGACGATGGACGATGAATTTGTCCAAGACAAGGCGATGCCGTTCAACCTGATATCGAATACTCTCTAAGGCAGCCAGGTTCAGAGCCGCAAAGAAAGTAGTCGTATTAGCCGCATTCGCGCCAGCGGCAAACAGGTTAATCATAGCCAGGTCTTCTTGGTACTCGATGGCTTGACGTGCCTTATCTTGCGCTCGTTGCACGATATCAAACTGTGCGCGGAACTTATCCTTGATCTCAATCGAAGGATAGGCGGTAACTTCAAACTCCGGTGGGTAGTAGTAGCGACCCTCAACTACGCTCTGCGGAGTCTGACCATCCTCGGCAATCTGAAAGCCAAGGACATACGGATCTTTGTCGTAACGAATAACATCGCCTGATCCTACGGTACGGGGCATCCAAACTTTTCGAGCAAGACCCTCGTAGTCAATCACTTCTTTGATCACGTTGACCATGCCCTGGCCAACCATCCTAAATCCCTGAGACGTGGGATCCGAGAAAGCCTCTTTCAAGATAGCTTCAGCTTCGGCATCCTCCATGCCATCTGAAAAAGAAGCTTCACGAGCAATCTGATACTTACCACTCGCAACACCGTCCAATACGCCTTGGATCTTATCCAGAGCTTCTGCGTTATTGGATGCATTCAGCTCGCCATGCTGACTGAATAAACGTTCGGAAGAAGACTCAGGACGCTTACCGTTCCGAGCCACCCTACCGAAACTAGGCGGATTGAATTCGTCTCCCGTCCGCTTGTCAATAGAGACCGTGGCAGCGGCGGCTTTCTTAAGATACGGATTATTGAAGCGCATTCTTAGTCCTCCTCCTTACGATTTATTTTTATTGTTGTTTACGCAGTCACACGAACTTGGGCAACCCCAAGGAACGGGTTAGCAGCAGTAGGAACGTTAATACAGCGACCACAAACAGAACTGATGGCACCACCGGCAACTCCAGCGCTAGTCCACAGGCTATTAGCATCGGAGCGCAGCGCACAATTCAAAGTGTAGGTTTGGGCTACATCGTATTGATCGGTGTAGAGAATCGCATCCCCTTCGGCAATCGCAATCCGATCACTTCCTAAAGTGTCGTTACGGCACCGATCATAATTCTGACTCGTACTCCACCTAGTCGAAGACATCTCGTACTGAAGCTGAGAGCTACTGACCGAATACTCATACCAAATAACCACAGTCTGGCCTGCCGTGATTGCACCTGCAGCAATTCGAGTCACAACGCCATTAGCCGTCGAGATAGAGTAATCGGTACCCTGCGTATAGGTGGTCGTGCCCGCAGAGTTAGTAACCTTAATCTTAGTGGTACCAGTGATATTGCCACCACGAAGATTAATAGTTCCGGTCGTAGTTGAGAAACTCTGAGATTCTACCGTTGTTCTAATATAAGTAGAAGCAGCATCCTTCCAAAAGGTCCCAATAGGAACCGTACCCGAAGCTGCGGTTGTAGCAACGGTAACACCACTGGCATCAGTAGCCAAAAAGGCAATCATACCAGCAACGATGCTAACATTGCTATCTACACGGTAAAACGGACGATAGTAAGCATAGGATACTTGTTTGTCGATCATAGTTTATCTCCTTTGTAGAAAAACAAAAATATAGGTTTACTCAGAACAATGGCTTACATCTTTTTTATATACTGCCCAACATGGGACAGTCTTGGCTTAGGTAGTGCTCGTTGAATTCTCTGTGCTAACGATTCAGCTTCATTAGGGGTATAATCACTTGCTGTCGAAATATTTAAAGAGTTGTGAGACGCCTGCCTTCGAAGATCTTGCGCCTTTTGTGACAATTTAGATCCAGAAGAAGCAACCTTGGGAACATCAGTGTTCATCTCACCAATGGCAGCTTCAATTTCAACAAAAGCTTCGTCGCTCTTAGCTAAGTATTTTGCGGTCTCATTAAGCGCTACATCGAAATGATCCATAGAAGCCTTATGAAAAGTACCTTCTATAGCCGTAATGGCATCCGAAGCTTCAATGCCAAAGTTGTCTAAAACCTCAAGCATGGAAGCCTTGAGCGGATTCGAAACTAGATTTTTATTCATAGCGGTCAAAGCCAATTTGAAAGCACGGACAAACCGTCTGTGGTGATCTTTACCGCTTGCGGTCTTGTGTGCCTTTTTCTTAACCACGATACGTTTGGCATTGTACTTTTTGAGTGTATTTACAACACCTCTAGCCTTCATTTGCCGCAAAAGATTAATCCCGAAAGATCTGGTAGCCTGAATAGGATTTTTAACCGGGACGATACAAAACGGGATTTCTTTTCCCGCTTTCTTCTGTAAGACGATCCAATTCCTTTTGTCTCTAGCAAGCTCCAACTCGATATTAGCAATCTTGAACATATCGGGGGCCGGATCTGCCTTAACCTTAGTATTAGGGGCAGAGGGAATCGTGCTTTTGTACTTCTTACTCTTTGCCTTATCGTAACTAAAAGAATCACCAAGATCCTTAAACGGAGTCATGCTCTCAGACTTCTTGTATAGACGGGCCTTTCTCGCAGCTCTTAATTTTGATTTAACGCTCATTGGATCCTCTTTGCTCACGACCAAATTATCGGGATTGATACCGAATTCCTCCGCAGTGAAATCTTCGCTTTCTTCCTCTTGGGCTTCCTCAAGCTCTTCTTCCATCCCAGAGTCCTCAACACCTTTTTCAATGACCTCTTTAATATCTTCTAAGGAATCCACGATGACTTCGTTAGTATCGGCCAACTCATCAAGTTTATCGCCTAACTCTTCGAGCTGTACCTCTTCCTCTTTTTCTTCCCGAACCTCTTCTTCTACCTCTTCCTCAATTTCAGCCTTGTCCGGACCTTCATCTCCACCACTAGGTCCTTCATCCCCAATCTCAGGAACGGGAGCTTCGGCTTCTTCCTCTTGCGCTCGAATTAGATGCCTACGCGCTTTGTTGGCTATTTTAGCTCTAAGCCCTGGTTTCATGTGTTACTCCTTTGTACAATTTTAGGATTGATTAAATAAATTGTTTAACTAGTGTTTTCTAACCTTAGTTAAATCAACCTATCAACTACCCGTAAAACGGATTCGGGTAATCTAGATAGATTGGCCTGAACATAACGAACAAACTCTCCAGCGTCCTCCGTTGAAACCAGATTATAGAGTAAAGGATGGTTAGCTATACTTGCTGCTTTTTGTCGTTTACGTGCTGCAGCTTTTAGCAAGTACTGCGTTGTCGCTCCAGCATATGCGGGATCACCCACAGAGGACAGCTCTTGATACTCAACGTCACCACACTTTTCATATACTAATTTACCGTTGATATAGCTCATCTTGTGCCAACGGATATGATCACAAATCTCATTATCCGTATAAGCACGTTTATTACAGTAGCTACAATCAACATGCCCACAGACACAGCCCATGGAGAATTTATCAATGTCTCCGCTCAACAAACCTTCAGCTAGTGGGGGATCCTTTGTCGTATCCATAGCAACAACAGTAAGTACATGCCTATCTTTAGGATCACTCTGCATATAGTAGGCATCGGGGATAAAACCACGAGCCGCTTTCGGGTTAGCCGAAGCATGCTCAATATGAAAAGGCACGTTACGAAAAGTCTGAAACACAAGACACTTGTGCGCTGCCGAGAATCGAATTAATTCCTCGTGTGGAAACATATCACCATTACTGTTTGGGATATCTGCAGCAACCGCTCTGGGAACAGGGAAAATGTAATCGTCAATGCTTGGAGAAAGATCGTATACCTTAGCAACCCCAGCCAGAACACTAGGCGATATTAAGTTTAATGCTCTTTGTACCGTATCGTGCTCTATATTGCTGATGTCAGCGTTTTTCTGAGCGCATTTACTAAATTTCCCTGAGGATTGATATACACCTACGACGGGTACTGAGGCAATCTTATAAAACATTAATCTACTCCTATAGGATGTGAACTACCTATAGAAGTAGACTAACTTTTTTTTGAAATAATGTTTAACTAATGTAGTTTTTTAATCTTTTGGTGGGGTGTATTCTTTACCGCACTTCTCACATTTCTTAGTTTCCTTATTAATCTTACCTCCACACGAACAATAGATTTCTTGGATTGGTACCTGACCACTTTTCTTAAATGCCATTTCAAACCTCACTAGGTATCGATTACAGGAGCTAAAACACCCTTGCAAGCCTGATAAAATACATACAAAGGTTGCTTTTCTTCACCAAAAGCTATCTTTACCTCATCCTCATGATCATAGAATAAATCTTTTAGCAACTTCGAATTAAACTGAGCCTTAGCCTTTGTCTTCATGTCGATCCGGTTATCTGAAGAGAGTTTTACACTACCCATATCGGATTCTAAAGTCAACTCCTTATCTAGATCAAGGTAGACATGCTGACTCGTGTTACTAAGGGCGTTTATAACAGCGTTATTCTGAAATACCCCAGTAGCCGTCCACGATTTTTTATCAACCACAGATTTATATTCTTTTACCTCATCTGTTTTTACTAATCGGGAAACAATGTGCCATCTATCCGTAGAAAACCTAATATAGTTTTTGTAAGCTGATACCTCAATATTACCCATCTTCCGCAATAGTACAGAAAGAACCTTAATCACCCAAGAACTTGTGACACCACTTTCTATATCAGCCCAATTAAAATTTGCCCCATGCAGCCTATAAAAATCAGCTACAACTATGCCCTCATTACAAATGTAAGCGGGCATCGAACTTTGCGCTCTTAGAATATACAGTAGTTTGGGTAGGTCTTCTGCTGTTAAAGTATCTTGAACCCCCCAGGTACAAGAACTCAATAGGTCATCTTCTTTTCGTATTTTAATATCAAACTTTTCGTGCTTAGTAGAGTTTCCGATCACCACATTTTTATTTTTAATCTTGAGCACAATCCTACCATTATTGGGGATACTTAATCTGGGACACGCAAAACTGTATACCGTTCTTGGTTCCAATTTATCCCCGGAGTGTTCCTTAGCAGGTATGTCTGTAAATATATAAAACTCCCCATTAGTAATAAATAACCGTAAAGTGTTAATCCGCTTAGTAAAAGACAAGCCAGAAAATCCTAATAAACACTTGTCTGATAACTTTCGAAGCGTAGCTATAGACTTATTAAAAATCTCAGCATCAATAATCATAATCCATCCTCCCCATCACGGTTACAATACAATTTGTAGTCACAGTTAAAGCAATATTGATACTTAGTGTTTCTAGGAAATTTTGCCTCATTTTTTAGCTCAAAAACTACTCGGCTGTATTTTTCAATGGCATCAGCAATAAGTGCATCTGTGATCTCATAGGTCTTTGCTTCCCGCTTCGTGCCCATATGCTTTAGGTATATGTATTCACCGTAGATAGGAAAATCTTCTGGTATCTTACCCATCCTCCGTAACCAAATACCATAAGTAGGAAGCTGAACTGACTCTTTGATTTGATTCTTCGTAAACGGCTTAGAGTTGGTTTTATAGTCTACAATTTTTACACAGTCATCGAGCTTATCCACTCTATCGGCTTTCCCCCAAACCTGAACATCAGAGATAGATACATTAAACAACCGCTCAATAAATACCGTCTTTGGAAAAGAATCAAAACCAGAGTAATACTCTAAGTAGCCTTTGAGCATAGTATGGATACTTTGTACATCGTTTTTTACAAACAAACCACTCTTTATTTTATCCGGGACTTTATATTCTTGGTAAGCCTGCCTAAAACTATCACTCATTAATTTTCGTATATCTGTCGATCCTGAATTAGGTAATCCCTTGTGGAAATTTTCCAAAGCCTTGTGGGCAATACTCCCAATCAGAAAATACTTATTCTCTACCTTAAAGGGTGACTTTATATAGCGGTACTTGAAAAGACGCTTACACCCAAAGTAACAATCAACCTTGGTCGGCGATAAAGACTTAACTGGCAATCCCACTTTCGTACCTCACTAGTCTTAGGTTTTTATCAGCTATGGCCCAACCCAAAGATATTCTTTCTCGAAGAACTGACTTTACAATACTTTCCAAATTCTCATAGCCCCACTGGATCTTACCATCATACCAATTACTGACATAGGCCCATCGGATAAAATCGTTGAGTCTATAATTAAAAACGCAAACATTATGACCGCCAACATTATGACCGTAAAATGGAACGGACAATAAAAAAAGATCTCGAACCTTAATCTTAATTCCAGTTGTCCCGGTCAAAACACCACGCTCACTCATGCTCCTAATCATATGCATGGCAAAGTAAGAATGATCATCGCAATCTCCTTGGGGTGCGCCCTTCTCTAACCATCTACCGTAAATTGCCTTTGGGCTTGAGATAACGTCACCTAGCATGTACCATGTATCTTCACGCCAACCAAATGAACCTATTAGGTTTTCAAACTCGGTTGTAGAAAGTGGTTGGGGTAGAACAACTGAATCCCATTTGGATTCAAAAGCACATTGATAAAAGCGACTCCAAAGGTAGTAAAGCCTACAGCGAAGAGCAAACCAAACTAGCACCTTAAGTATTTTTATCTTCAATCCTAATTTCTTTTGCATGGATCTGCTTTCCTAATTTTCTTTGAATAGCTTCTGGTAATTTGGAACCCGCATAGTAAGAAAGATACCCATCTTGCTGGATAGCCCAAACACGCCACTTTTGTTCTTTAGCTTTAGCAATGGCATCCTTCTTAATCTTTTCTTCGAAAAAACCTTCGAACCAACGACCCATTACTTCCCTTTCCTTCTACGTCTTTGTGCTTTTCTAGTTTGTTTTGCAACTTTAGCTCTTGCCCTTCGTCTAGCCAATTCCTTTTCATAGGTTATTTTCTTTTGTAGAGCAGCTACCCTACTCAGCGGGGCATCACGACCGATAGCTCTAATAATTTCTTCTTTTGCTTGCCCCGGTAATTCCTTAGTCCTATCTTCTTTAAAATCAGTATCCATATTTTCCTCCTACTCAACATAATACTGGAAATGCATTGGATCTTTGGGTCTTCGCCAAAAGCCACCCCACTGCCACCCATACTGCTTAAACAGAGTCACAACCTCAACCGGCATATTTCCTCTTGTATTTAGTTTATTCTCCTTCCAATTAATATCGATTGCCATCCCATAAGCATGTAACGACAATGACTTTGTTGGATTAGACAGCTTATGCCTTGGAACAAAACCACCTAGTTGGTAGATCGGATATAGATTGTCGTATTTATTAATTATGTAGTCGTAGAACAAATTTCTAACGTTCAAAGCTAATTTTTTGTGAACTTGTATTGTCCATAACTTATCCATTAAAGGGATTGGGACAGGCAAATTTAGTATGACCAAATTTTCTTTGATCCATGCAGGATTAATCTTTACAAAACCCTTTCTTTTAGGGTCCTCAACATAGCCCATCTTTCCTACAAAATTTTTGAGTTCTTTAGGATTACTAGGCGGTGTATATGTTTTTGATCTGTATTCGCCCTTGATTACTTTGTATAAAAAATTAACGTACCAACGTATTAGCATTTCTTACCCCGATCCTGTTAGCAAATTTGCCCCTCCCTTCGGAATTAACCTCTCTATATTATCTATACGCTTCTTAGTATCCCCATCTACAGGCCCATTACTCTTAATAAGATCTAGAACGTCTTGCACATGAACCCGATCATCCATTTCTGCTAGTTTAGAAATCTGGTCCTCCAGATCCTCTGCAAATTCTTTAGTAATCGAGCTTTGCTTCGAAGCCCCAGGTAAGGGCAAAGGTGATGCCCCACCGCCTCCACCGCCCCCAGGGGCACTTCTAGGGGCTCTGGGGGCTCTAGGGGCCGGTCCTGGAGCTTCCTCACCTTCCTCCTCACCTTCAGCTTCAGGGAAAAACTCAGGATGGTCTACTACGTATTGTCGCTCCTCTTCCTGATTCTTACGCTCAACATCCAGGTCAACACCCGCACCCTGAGAGTATGTTCTGTCAGAAAGAATACCTCTATCCTTAAGATCTCGCCACACACCCAGGATAGAAACATCTTGACTTGGATCTAGGTTTTTGCGCCACTTAATAGTAGGTACCAAAGGATCTTTAGGTCTTTGTACTCTGATCCTGTTTTCTAATTCTTTTTCTGGGGTCTTATAAAAATCGTGCATTTCCGCAATAGGAACACAAAGTTTCTTTATGATCCACTCTTGCTCAAAAAGCATACGTATTGAAGCCAGCCTTTCAAGCAATGTTTGAAGACCAGCGACCGCACTCGCAAACGAGGTTTCCCCCACCAAAAAGCTCTTGGCAATACCCATCGCCAACAGTTTGATACGCTCGATAAAATCCCATTCACGAGAGATCAATAAAACCCTGTCGCTTACTCCGACTAACTCAACACTTAAAGCATTATGAGTGATAATGGCAGCCAAAGGATCGGACTCTGCCAAACTTAGCTGATATGCTAAGGCTTCTTCGTCTTCTTGACTACCTAACCACCCTGTCGCCGGATCACCCAATTTGAAAATTCTTAATGGGGCTGCATGTCTTTGTGCAATTGCCAAGGATGCATTAACTACAAAGTCTTCGTACATAGTGGTACGATATAGTCTTGTATAGAAACTCGTTCCACGTATATCTGTAGAATTAATCTTACGCGCTAGAAATGTCGTGTTCAAAGACTCCAAAGGAATAGCTCGATTCATCCTAAAAGCATTCATAATGTCTCTAGGTATGAATTTTTGAAGTCTCCTAAACAAAGGGTCCTGCGCGTTTACAAGTTTTCGAATCTCTGGCGTTGGTAATAACCAAAGCAAAGGTTGTTCTACCGCAAGACCAACACCTTCAATTCTTACGTAATCTGGATCATGCGGAATAACACGCTCCCATATACCTTCTGTAGAGTCAAAGATAGCATGCAGAATAAGCTCTCCGGTTATCAAGTAATCCCTGGTAAAGCCCGCGAGCTTTGGGACTAAGTTTAACTTATTAAACATATCCTCGTAAACTTTTTTTATTCCTGGATCATCAATACCAACTAGGTCGAAAGCAGACCATGGAAGCTCAGAATACATGTCAGTTGCAATTGACACAACCGCGTCCCTGCGATACATCTCACGCCATACAGCATTTGCTAATCTTCTATTCCTTGGAAAGTAATATTTATCAGGGGTAGACTTTCTATAATCGTAAAAAAGAGGGGCCTGTGCAACACTGTTACCCCCAGTATTCTCACTTCCATAAGCGTTTGTTGCGTTCAATTGCCCACGCTTACGCATAGAGCTGTAAAGGGTAAAGCTGTGAGGGGTTTTTGGTGGGCTCTCTACAGCACTACTCTTTTCGTATGGTTGTTGATCTGCTTGTCTTCTGGGATCCCCATCTTTACCAGGCACAATTAATTGTCCTGTTTTTTTCATACCCAACCATACCCTTCCGGTTTAGTGTCCCTCAATATGTCTACGCAGTTTTGATCATGATCATTGGCAATACATAAATCACAGTTTGTTAAACCAGAGAAAGGGCAACGCCCATTCCTTAACTTAACATAAACCTGCAGCTTACATGGAGGATTGTATATAACATTATGTATTCGCCGCCCTCTCCATTGCTCTAACATAGAATTTGCTCCCCGCAATCCTCTCGATGGTATGCATATTCACAGGAGCACCGCCATTAAAGACTGCTTGCAATACAGCTTCCCGTGCTTGATTACAGGTAAAGCCGTACTGTTTTAGTTTTTGTACGGAATGCGTAATAGGTCCCAGGAAGATAACCTCTTCCCTAGCTACCAAAGTAAACATTTTACTAACTCTGTCATAGAATAATTCCATAACATCCTCCAGGCTATAATACAAAAATTACTTATGTTTTTGTCACGGCAGTAATCTTGGTTATGTACTTTCTACAAAATATTTCAAAGTCTTTTTTATTTATATGTATTCTATAGTTCCCAAAATTAAAAGATACGTAAGGCTCGCCTGATGTCATCACAGGAACATAAGCAATACATGCACCACGCCCAACGCATTTTAGCGTTCCAGGCTTTTCTTCTTTGTAGACCGCAGCTCTGAGCTTCATCGTCTTCTTGCTAACCGCATAGCTTGGCTAACCCTCCTTGCCGTTCTTCCAGTTTCAGAAGCTACTAAAAATTGATCCATTATATCTATACCCTCTTCAACCTCGTCTATGTTTTGCTCAATCCCAAAGATAGCATTTTTCACAGAATCCCACACACCCTTGAACCAGTTTTTAACCTTGGTCCATACCTGCGCATCAACCCTATAACCCATCCGGGTCTTTCCAGGTTCAATAATCGCAAACTCTTTTTGTAGCTTCTCTTCTATAGTATCGTTTGCCATCCTAAATAATTCAATCTCTTTATCCACCTCTTCTGCAATCTTTGGGAATTTGTTTTTCAAAAAGTCTAATACATAATTCATCTCTTCAATTGGGCCTGCAGGTACTGGGGTACTCAACACTTGGGCTCTTACGGCTACTAATTTTTCTTTGAACCGTCTTACAACTACATCTTCAAGATTAGCTAATGTTTGTTGTTCATTGCTCAAAGTAGAGTAGATAGACTGCATAATCTCGGTACGTTTTATTTGCTTTTTCTTTAGCTTTTCTTGAGCTTCCTTCATCATTTCTTTTGCAAGATCAACTTCGGATTGGATATTATCAATATCTTGCCCCAACGCTTCTACCCGATTTAATGCTTGTTGCGCTGCTTTATCAACTTCCTTCACATCCATAAACTTCTCAGGAATAAATTCACCGTAATCATGGGGAGCCCTTCTAGTAGGGGTTGTTCGTTCCTTAAAAGTCTCAGGCATATTTGGCTGATCTGGGGCTGCCATAGGTGCGCCAGGAAGCGTAATACTAGTAGTTGGTCCCTTGAGTTTCTTTTGACTTTGTACGTAAATCTTATGAGCTACTTTTCTTAGCAAGTAAGCCTTTCTTAATAACCTAGATGTATCAAAGTCAATCTGATTGGCCTTGACTTCCAGCTCTTTCTCTGGTTCCATCCCTACTACTACGTGATTAGCCGATCTGCGAATCAAAGGGTATACATCTTTGTTATTAAGCCTTATAAGCTGCCCCTCTCTGAGACTCTTGAATGGACCTTGGTTTAATGTCTCATGGGCATATTCTTGGGTTTGTTTAATTACGCTATTTACAATCTGAGGCGAGAAGCCCATGTCCTCTAGTAAAGCCTCTATCTCTTCCCACGCCATGCCCATGAACCAATAAGACTTGGCATGCTGAAGAGCATCGTCTTTAGCAGAGTAGTTATCTTCCTCTTGAGCTACCCTGTTTATGGGCTCTTTATTTATAAGCCTTTGGGCCAGTCTAAGAGTTTCTTTAGGGTACTTATTGGTCAAGCGCATAGTTAAACTCCTATAGGTTATCTAGCAGCCTATCAATCTCAGAAGCGTGCTGTTGAATCTCAAACATGTTATCCCGTAACATATTCTCAAGACCGGGATCTAGATCTATAAGTTTATTACCAACTTCTTTAGATACTTCACCAGCAAGCATCGTAATGGCGTATAATAAATCTATGATGTTGGATTTAACTTCATCTGGATCGTAGTATTCTTGGGCTTTGATCTTCATAAATAAACTCCTCTAGTGTTGATAATCAATAACACCTAAATTTCTAGTATACATATCGTCTATATCATAAACCACTAATCCGTCATTAGTAATCACAGCAGAAGGATCAAAATGATCCCCAAACCAATTAACCAATTCATAGTTGTCAAACGCTTCTGCAGATTCTACTATATTTTTTGGGTTAAATTCCATACTCAAAGATTTAATAGAATCTTCATAATCATCATCCGGGTTTCCTTCTCTCTCTATGTATTCTTCTATGTATTCTGGTAAAATGTTTCCACTAAAAAAGTCTTCAGTAATAGCTTTAATCACTAGATTTAACATTTGTGGCTCATTCATATTAATAAGTCTAGCATTAGGCTTTGGCTGAATAAGCCATACACCACCATCTTCAGTAGAGTACTGAATACCAACATCCCAACTTTTGCTGCATAGGATAATGTGACCCGTATTTAGGTCGTGTCTACTAGACCTACCATGGATCCAAACATCTTTAGGTAAGGGATCAAAAGGATTTATATCCTGTATACCTACGCTACCAAAAAATCCTTGTCTTAAATACTTTCCCTTTCGTATAATTTCTACCAATTCTAACTCTTCTTCACGACCCGTCATAGGGACGATATAAACTGTTCCCTGCTCATCTATGTCTTTGCAACCATCGAACCCCATTTTTTTACCGCACTCACCCCGCTTACCCTGAAGCCACCACGAATCTTCCGCGTCTGCTTTGTCGTGATACTCTGATGCTCTTCCATCAAGTATCTTTTCTGCAGTTTCTAAATCAACCCTAAAGCGTTCTGCAATATCGTTAATAATCTCTTCGTCGTATAACTTATACACCGGCACACAATCGAAATCCGCTTCGTACACATAAACAATAGAGCTTTCTGTCATTATATAAACACCATCAGAGAAGAATAAACAATCACCCGCTACACCAAAAGGGTTAATATCACCCTTCTCTATAGGTTCTGGGCTAGTATGAATCATTACTACTCCTCCGGAGTAATAACATCTAACAAATCGTTTAACTGCACAGACATTTGATCCGCATGATCAGCTAAAGAATCCGTAATCTCTATTGATACCTCACCTTGATCCAATAGCTTCTCTATCTTTTCTTCGTTCAACTCTTCTTTGGCCATATCTAGTAGCTTTTCTACAGAGGCTACCAAAGACCCAGAGATCTCTTGGATCTTAGTTTTCAACTCAGTTATGTTTTTGATTTGTGTTTCCATTTTTATTAATAACTTCTATTGCGTGGGGCTCTAGGCATTAAAGCACGATCGAACATATCCCAGGCTTTTATCCAAATGTGCTCCGGGATAGCTTCTAATTCTGATCTAGAATATTCATCGGATAAATGATCTAAAACAATTCCCCAATCCTCTAGCAACTCTTCATCCTCTGTCCCCATCCAGGATGCAAAATTAGCGTATAATACCGCAGCCAGCTTTCTTGCATCCCAGTCCCTCTGCGCCCATTTTCTAGAACTATACTTCTTCCGAATCTCCTCCCATTCTGACTCATCCATCTCATAATAATTCGAATCATCAACTTCGTACCCATCAGCTTTTAGCTCTTCTACCAAATCTGGTTTGTCCATAATAATGGAATATGCGATATCCATATCACTGGGTGCTTCCCACATACTACCCATGATACTACCTTCATTTACAGCCTCTTCAATATCGAAAGTATGTACAGTTACGAAACCGTCGTCATGGTCCATGTTATCTAAATAGATTTTGAAAGCGTTGCGTTTCATGTTTTACCCCTTTCTAATTTCCCACAGATCTCTTTTGGTATGTGCTGCCTTATCCACTCTATTGTCACGCAGGATTTCATCCAAAACGTCTTCAGCTTCCTCGTCTGACATTTCTAGGATCATAGTTTCTAGCTCGTCATCGGGACCTGTAATTTGAAGCACCCGATCCAATTTATCTAGCACTTCAGCTTGGAACGCGGCATTATGTCTTAGAGCAGCACCTTTTCCCTTAGGTATTTTATAAATACCATCAGCCGGGCTTATGCGTAACCCACAGCGACAACCAACACTCTCGTTTTCAATAAACCCACCAACACCATACTCCTCATAAACAAAAAGCGGACGATCACATATAGGACAGCGTTTGTTATCTCTCACGTACTTAAAAATTTTTCGGGTTTCCCTATCTTTGGTTTCCCAATCTTGGGTTTCCAGATCTTGGAACACAGCATTATGTCTTCGATACCCTCCACGTCCACTAATAGGAATTGGGGGGTTACCCTCATCATCTATCCAATCTTCTGCACATTCTTCACAAAGGTACACCCAACGATCTCCTGTATTACCAAAGGGGTGATGCATATACGCTTTGTACTTTGCTGGATTCTTATTGCTCTCATCGTAGTACAAACAATGCTCACATAGTTCTTGTCCTGCATTATGTCTTCGATACCCTCTATGTCTTTGCGATCTGACTCTCATAATTTCTCCCTCTCTCTCTCAAAAGTTATTAAACTTAGTGCCAATATCACCCAGTATAGAAATTAACTTTTCCATACTTTCTTTGAGAACTTTATACTTCTCTAAATCTTCTACAGGTATATTATCGTCTTTAGCTGCTAATTCATTTAACTGTCGATACTTTGTATCCAGTTCAACTAAAGATTTAGCAACAGTAATATTAAGTTCAGCAATTTTTTGATTAATCATTAGGACACTTCAACAGAAGAATTAAGCTTAATACCAAGGGCTTTGCAGCTACCACCAGGAATTTCCAAAACACCACGAACCCTATCACAAGACCAATGCTCTCGGGCACCCGGTTGGGCATTATGGATAATCTTGGCCACCTTGAGACCTAGAATGTTATCCTTGATAAACAGAATGTCTATTGGGAAGCCCACAGAGCCCATATGGAACGTTACGTGGTCCCCACCAAAGGGAAACCACATTCCCTCGTCTTCGGCAAGGCTAGAGACCACTTCTAGCCCTCGGGCTTTTTGCCAAGCCGTCGAAGCTACGGTAACCCTAAAATTGTGATCATTTACCTTGACACGCTTGGTAACTTTTGGTAAGAAACTAAGATTCCTGACAGGCCACCAAGATCCATCCACGTAGGCATAGATACTCGATGTGGCTTGGACTATACCCCGCTCACCGTTTGGCAAAATAACTTCCATACCTTTTTCTATAAAAGGTACATGGGGTCTTCTCTGAGAACAATTGTACATATCGTATCTCCTACACAGGTTCATAATGGTTATCGAATAGTGCAGCAGGATGACTACCAGTACCACCGTAGGAAAGAATATACTTAATTACATTGGGAGTAGTTTCTGTTACCATAATCTCTATCTGTGGGTTATCTTTATCCCTATGCGTAGGAACAAAGTCTACTGTAGTTATCTTTTTGTGGGGGTTTGCTGAAACATTGTCCCAAATCTCATAAAATTCTTTTGCAGATATTTCAGGACTAAGACCTCTAGCTTTTACAAATAGACTATATGAAGATTGTTTATCTTGTCCATAACTCTTAATTCTCTGCACAAGCTCAGTTGTATCCAGATCAAAATCCGGTACGGGAGTATTTATATTTAACTTCGTTGCTTCTAGATCTTTAGCAGAAATCCTCATAAGATCCTTACGACCAATCGATTACAAACTTTGCTTGCCCATTCCCACTAATCACGGCCACATCCATACCAGTGTCTATGTACGCTTTCTTCATCCCAATACATCCTGTTCCCAGTATTCTCCACCAAGAGCATTAATAACACGCTCTTGTGTTTTATTAATTATGTCTTTCACAAAGTCAAACTCCGCACCTTTAGGGTGAGTGAATATAGAATTAATGTAATTACCGACCCGAAGGGCAGCATCGTCTAATATTAACTTTGTAAGTATACTCACATGATGTTCTACATAATCCTTCCATTCTTGATCCGTAAGGTGAGCATATTCATCCTCAGTATCAAATATGCCCGGTGTATTGTACTCTCTTTGGGATATTCTATACATGTTATGCTCCCTCAATCAGCAAGATAACATTGTTGAACTTTCAAACCGTTCTCATTTAGGGCATCCCATATGTCCTCAAATTCTTCTTCTGACATAGGATCTGAGAATTCTACCTTATTAGGTCCTACCCTTACATCGTCCCTTCCATAATCATCCAAAATGTCATAGAGTAAATCCTCAGAACCGGGACTAAGGTACCAAACAAATTTAAAGTAGGTACAATCTGCCTCATTGGGCATAGCTACCCTCTCAATCCTCGAATAGCCCTTCTCAGATATAAACTAGCCAACCTCCCTGTACCTTTGCCCCTTCCTTCCCCTTCACCGTACCCAGGACCACCCTCTTTGCATGGACCTGTGTTTCTATTCCTACGACCACCTCCGGGTTGTCCTCTACCCTTACCAGATCCATCTTGCCTTGGTCCTCTTTGTGATCTTCTAAACATTTTAATCCTCCACACTTTCTAATTTTGATACATCACCACCATCTGATTCATAAGAATCAAATGTCTCAAGAACTAATTCACCATTTTCATATAACCCATCTGAACCCCTAGTTAGGTGAGGACGATCCCAACCCATTTGATCACACATATCATAAAATTGATCTTCCGTTATAATATATGAATCCTGTGAGTAATGATCACTCACAAGAACATACTTTTCATCTTCTTGAGCTAGAATTCTTAATGCTTTCTTTAGTTGTCTTTTTGCAGCCAACTCTAATGGTTCCTCACCAGTATCTTCAAATTCTACAAACTCACGATACTCATGAGTCTTCTCAGGACCCTTGGTGTCTTCTTTAGTTTTCCAAAGTGCATCCCATATCTCTTTAAGATGATTCCAAGTTGAGCTTTGTTTTACCGCTTGGATCCATTCTTTGAGATTAGGAAGTTTTGGTTCCCATGCTTGCAATGCCCTAATCAACTCGTTTTGCTCCCCGGCAAAATCCAGGGCTTGAGCACCCCTACTTAGCATATCCGATATACTTCTGTTTTTGTACATCGGGATGCCAGTAGGCCCGCTCCAAAGATCCTCTTCAACCTTGGTATAGTTTCGGTTCTTTACTTTGACGTTTGTACCAATTGGGGCTTTATCTACATCAACTTGGGCTCTTCTTCTATTTGCTCTTTGTACCGTAACAGGATAAAAGCCGTACCCCTCTAATTTTTGTTCTGCTTCCTGTAAAGAATCTGCGTCTACTATATTACCGTCCGCGTACTCAACAAAATAATATGGCCCTTTCTTTATAATCCAGGCATCTTCATCTTCGGTACACCACTTGCTAATAGTCTCTTCGGGGGCAAACTCTTTAATCACTTTGCCAGTATTAGCATCAAAAATACTTAAATCTTCTTTGAGCACATTAATGTCTTTTGCCCATCGAGCATAGGCTTCTTCAGCTTGCTCCAAATTATCGTAGTCCTCTTCGTATAAAATCTCACCATACCCCTCCCCTGGAACTAAGTTAGTAATTGCTACCGTATATTGATCAGGGTATTTTTCACTCCTAGGTGGGGCATGGAAAAAATCATCATGACCTTGGGCTTGCTTACGCATAAGGGATCCTTTCTTTAGCTTTCTACGTTGTTCCCTTAATTGCTCTACTTGATCTTCTGGTAGCAATACACGCAACTTCATAAGAGCACTTCCGGGAGATGGATTATCGATATTCAAAAATACATCGATTGCGTCCTGTATCTCAGAATCCTTACTGAGTTGGGCGCTCTCAAACTTATCTATATAACCACGAGCTAAATTACCAACATACGCATCTATAGTCTTATCCCCCCGATCCTTTGCTGCAAACCACCTATGCTTACCATCTAGTATAATCACATCCGGGGGAACACCATGGGTACCGAACTCGCTCTGAATTCTTCCTACATTATTAATATTAATATCTACTATGATAGGACCTTCTGACATAGATTTGGCATCTTCAACCAAGGTAACCGGAGCTACAGAGTCTATAGGTATAGTATCAAGATAAAAGACATCACTTCCGATCCAATAATCAGCAAGATCCTGTGCGTCTTTGCGCAGGTTGTAATACTGATCAGATAAAATCTGTGCTACTTGATCTTTATCTATACTACTAGACAATATTACCTCCCTCGTCGAATTCATAATCATTAATAATCAAGGTCTCAGCTATAGCTTCATCTGATGTTAAACCTTCGTACTCATCCTCTAGTCTCTTATAGATCTCATCTGCAAAATCTCTGGCATCGTCTAAGACAGCATCTTCCAGCTTATCGGCGTCTCTGTTTAATCCGGCTAAGTCTTCTTCACTTAATTCATATTCAGAATCTAGCCATTGAATAAATTTTTCCATATAGTCGCCGTCTATATGCATTGTCTTAGAGTGGCTATAAAAACCATCATGATAAATTTTTGCTCCTTCTCCGCTGATTTGATCTATAAACTTCATAAAAGTAGGAAACTCATCTGCATGTTTAGGAATCCAATCGTCATATGGAACACTGCCTACCCAACAGGCACCATCACCCTGAGACGAAAACCCAGAAAAATAAATGTCATCAATATAAAATCCTTTTTTCTCTCCGTCTTCTTTAGCCCAATCGTACACGTAATCCCACCAGTCTACTAAATCTGTATTGATATCTCGATTATTCTCTATAGCTTTTTTTTTGGGTTTCAGGATCCAGATCTTCAAACTTTTTTCCCTCTTGTGCAAAACGTCTCATTTTAGCTCTCCTCATAGCCTAAGTAAAAATAGTCTTCGAGTAATCTGATTACTTCGTCAGCCGCTTTATTTCCAGGCATACCCATACCACCAAAATAGGTATCCTTAAAATCGCTGATGTCAGGCAACTCTTCCAATACCCATTCAGGTGCGGAATCTAAATCGATACTCCATCCGGCAGGGATCCTAGATACATCAACGTAATCATCGGTAGCATAACCAATGATTAATATGATATCACCAAACACACCCTGTAAAATTAATTCGCAATAGGCTAGTCCAAGGATACCGTCATTCGTGTCTGTCTCAATAGGGCTAAAAACATAGTCATGCCAAATACGGTCATACTTTAAATAGTCATCCAGTAAACTACCGAGGTGGTCTATTAATGATTGAACTTTACTTACAGGGTCCTCTTTGGCTTTTTTATTAATTGGAAACTCTTTACCCTCTATGGCATAGGCTAAGTTATATTCTCCAGTATTAATATCCTGAAAAGCTATAAGGGTACCGGGGATATCCTGTAAGGTCATCTCATCTTTGAGATCCTTTTCTATTTTCTCAAGGGCATCCCAAGAATCCGCTTCTACATC